CTTAGGTCGAAGTTGACCTTACTGGCATAGCCAGGCTACTGTACCGTAGCGGTTCTTTCTAGGTGCCATCGCAACCTCATCAGGATGAAATCCATGACGAAACCTGCAGTTGACGTTGAGTCCTTCCTCCCGGGAGTGCTCTACGAGCGCTATTACCGGGACGGGACTCTTCTGACGGAAACGAGTAAAGTCGTCCGCCAGAGACACTTCGTTGACTTCAAGCCGGCCAATGTGAATAACTTGGTCCGTCCTGATGGAACCCGACCGCCTGCCAGTTGGCAGCGGAAGGGTGGTTCGATGAACGGAGTACGTGGTACGTACATCACCCAAACGGTGGTGCCACCGAACACGTATAAGCGGGTCTGGGAAGGCCAGCTAGCAGCCCCGGGACTTGTCCCGGGGGGTATTACACGTATCACCCCTGACGGGGAGATATCTGCTATCCGACAAGCCCTTGGTCGCCTCGGCGAAGCTGAAGTCCAGCTCGGCGCGGCCATGCGAGAGGCACGGTCCACAAGCGAAATGGTGGGTAAATACTACCGCCATGCCGCAACGCTAACCTATAAAATGGAAAGCGCCGTGAAAGGCAGTCGGCGAGTCCGAGACCAGTTCCGGGAATTTCTCCGGAATGGGTGGAAGGACGTGCCGTCAGCTTACCTCGAATACCTGTTCGGTATGAAGCCATTGGCTGATGATCTAACCAATGCCGTTCAGGTACTGCAAGACAACAAGCAGCATGGGGGGTCGTTTCATCTGACCCTCCGCGGTAGTCATAGGACAAGCAACGTCACTCGTGACAACGCTTACCAAAGCTGGCAGCCATACGTCAGTCAAGTCAAAGGAGATATTGCTGTTACACAAATCTCCCGCGCGTCCTTAGTGTTCCAGCTACCAGATTGGTACTGGGACCGATTGCCACCTGTTACTTTCTTCCGCGAGAATTGGGAGACCGCCCGGTTGAGCTTCGTGCTCGATTGGGTTCTCCCGATAAACTCATGGCTCGCGGGCTTTGAAGGTAATCAACTGCGTCCCTTCTTTCGCGAAGGGAGTCGGGTTACTTTACTTAACCGACGGTTGTCAGGGTGCTTCGTAACGGACCCAAATTGGGTCTCGCGCGAGGTAGCAGGGGGAAGTGACTACTTTTATCAAAGAGCAGTCATAACCTCGTTCCCGACCGGAGAGCTTTTCTCGCTCCCCCGGTTCCGTAACATCCTCGGGTTGGATCAACTTCGTGTTGGTTCAGCTCTCCTAGGTCAGCGCATCGCCTCTTTGGGACGTGCGATCGGTAAATAAACTGAAAGGATTAGCCAAAATGGCAATCACCCTCAACAGCGTAGTTTACAACTGGGCAGGCTTCGACCCGTCGGGTACCTCCCGGTGGACTGCGACGGCAGGTGGGGTGGCTTCGGCCTTCTCCAACCTGACCGCTCGTGTGACCATCGGGTCCCAGACGTCGTCTGAGTCTCGTCCGTCGAGGGCAAAGTGGCGCCTTGCGGTGCCAGTCGTTGCTACCGAGGATTCGTCGTGCTCATGTGTGGGGACCGTACTTCGTACGGCCTACGCAGACATCACGGCTGACTTCGGCGCGACTTCTACTGCTGCGGAACGTGCTGACATGCTGGCTCGGATCAAGGCTTTGGTCTTGACTCCGGAGTTTGCTGCGTCGATCAACAACCTGACGCAGGCTAGCTCTTAAGCCGGAAACCCCCGCAATCCTGCGGGTCATGTCTTAGTCGCCCCCCTCGGGGGGGTCACGTTATCATCGAAGGTAGAGAAACCTGATGAAAACCGCAAAAGTGAAGTTCGGTGCTGCATTCAGGGAACACCCGGCAAAGCCGGCCCTGCTGCGGCGGTGCAATGTAACTCGTCAAATGTTCTCGGATACCATGACGGTCCTGGGCCTTCCCGGCCTGGATCCAGTGGCAGTTAAGGACATCCCCGCCCCGAGTCTAATAAGCTTGGAAGCGTTTCGGAGGGAGTACTGGGCCGCAGAGATGTGGTCTAAGTTTCCTTTTGATTTAGGGATCGACAGGGAGAAGGCAGCAGTGTCTTCTTTCCTGGAGAGCGAGCTAGGCTGCGGAGAGGCTAACCAACGCCTCGCAGAAGGCTGGTCCCGGCCTTGGCCGGAATCAGTACGACGTGCCCTTAAAACGGCACGGAGGTCTATCTGTAAACTCCTTGGGTACGTAAGTATTGAGGAGGTATTCGCAGCTGCTGACTGGGGCCCTGGGGCGTCATCAAGTCTTCGACGTTCCAAAGCCAGTAAGCCAATTAAGTGGGACGCTGCAACCCACTGCACTCCCGATGCGGAGCCCTACGTCTACTCCTTTAAACAATGGAGTGGTCGTGATCTGGGATTACAAACCCAGTACACGAATGGGAATCGCATTACCACGGTGCCTAAAAACGCAAAGACAGATCGTGTTATAGCGATCGAACCCGACTGGAATATGTTTTTCCAGAAAGGCGTTGGCAGAGTAATCCGTCAGCGACTCAACAAGGTTGGCCTCCTTCGGGAGGACGCTTGGGTTAATTCCCAGGCCCGTAACCGGGCCCTTGCCAGGTTTGGCTCCGAGACAAATACGTTCGGGACCATTGACCTTCGGGGTGCGAGTGACTCACTATCGCTTGCCCTTTGTGAACTGCTCCTTCCGGCTGACTTCTACCAGATGTTGTTCGATCTGCGGAGCCACACCGGGATTCTCCCAGATGGGAGTCCGGTCCTTTACGAGAAAATATCCTCGATGGGGAACGGGTACACCTTTGAGCTAGAGACCCTGGTTTTTTGGGCGCTCAGCACGGCGGTGGATGGAGCGGGAGCGGTTGTGTTCGGCGATGACATCGTCGTCCCCAGCCGTGATGTCGGCCTGAGACTGATAGACCTCCTAAGGTTTGTTGGTTTTGAGGTTAATCCGAAGAAGACGTTCCTCGAAGGGCCCTTTCGGGAGTCCTGCGGGGGGCACTACTTCAACGGAGTCGACGTTACACCACCTTACGTACGGAAACCGCTGGATTCATTACCAGCTATGATCTCGTTTGGTAACGCATTAAACCGCGCCAACAAGCTCGATTACCTTGACCCGCTCTTCCGTGAAATTCGTGAAGAAGTAGGCAAGGCGGTTCCACGTTGTTTTCGGGGTCCTGTAAGTGCAGGTGATATTTGCCTGCATTCCCCGTTCGACGCATGTACGCCCACCTTTGTCCCATCCTGGCAATGTTTCGCCGGGCTCGGTTTGTCAGGCCGAGTAGGGAAGGACCGGTCACCAGAACGCGGAGGTCTTTTGACTTCGTTGCATGGTGCTGTTCCAGGTGGCGGTGAGTGGCAATCTGACCATAGCGACTATTACGTTGTGTCGCAGTGGACAGCGTACCCG